TTTGTTGAATGTTATTTAACCGATAAGGAGGATGTAAATTTATTTTACAGGCTTTTAGGCTTAGCAGGTGCTAAAGCTATGTTTAAAGAAGCTTGCACTTTTGAAAGCGAGAACTGGCTTGAAAATGCAAAAAAGATGATAGACGATTTAAGATAAGTAATGTATGAACCTTTGGCAAGAAAACCTTTACGCTTTCACGGATTTAGCTTTTAGAATATTGCACCACCAAAAAATGGTTGACGGCGGACATATTCGTTATATAGCTAAAATTTTGCAAGCGGTTGTAGATAGGCGAGTTAAGAATTTACTTATAACCATTCCGCCGGGACATTCAAAAACATTTATAACAACAAATGCCTTTCTTCCGTTTTTAATTGCAAAAAACTTTAGAGCAAGAATATTTTATGTTTCAAGCACTTCCGCACTTGCTATTGATAAAATTACAAAAACAAGAGCCATAATGCAAAGCCCTCAATATAAAGATTTATTCCCCCATATTAAAATTTCAAATGATGATAAATCGGTTATTAAATTCAAAAACTCAATTGGTTTTATAGCTGGCAAAGGAATTGACGGAGCTATTACAGGTGCGGATGCCGATTTAATTGTTTTTGACGACCCTATAGATGCCTCTGCTTCAAGAACTATCATTGAAAGCACGGAGGAAAAAATAAGAACCTCTTTTTTAACAAGGTTAAGGTCAAATGGAGGTGTTGACAACTATGGCTTTATTGTCATTAACCAAAGGACTGGGGAGGAAGATATTTCAAGCTTTTTCTTGCAAAATTATAAAATAGGAAAGCATATCAATTTGCCTTTTTTAGAAGAAGATGATAAGGTTTATGAATATGAGGGACTTAAATATATCAGGAAAGCGGGTGTTGAGCTAAACCCTCATCAATACACAAAAGAGGCTTTAAAGTCTAGAATTGGAGATTTTGAGGCAAACGATTTTTCTAAAAGACTTTTTGAGACACAATACCAGCAGAACCCTAAACCTGCCACAGGTCAATTAATGAAAGCACACGATTTCTTATTTTACGACCAACAGGACTTGGATGTAAAAATGCAAAAGATATTTATGACTTGCGATACTGCAAACAAAACAGGAACTGCAAACGACTACTCCGTTATGTGTTGCTGGGGGTGGACTGGCACAAGGCTTATGCTTTTAGATATGATAAGAGGAAAGTGGGAATTTTTAGATTTGGAAAAAGTCTTCAATGCTTTTTACAAAAAATGGCAATTTGGTTTAAAAAAAGGGACTTACTTAACAAGCATTATTATAGAAGATAAAGCGAGTGGCACACAACTTTATCAAACCGCAAAGAGTTATGGATTGCCAGCAGGCTTGCTTACTGCTAAACAAAGAGTAAAGGATAAATACAGCCGTTATTCTCAAGTGGGAGCTTTTATAGGAAGTCAAAAAGTATATCTTCCGCATTTTGAAGTAAAGATAGACGGCGTGCAGGATGTGAGACAACAAATAACCCTTCCCTTTTTAAATGAAGTTAAAACATTTTCTAAAGACGATACACATAAACACGACGATATTTGCGACTGCCTTTTTGATGCCTGCGCGGAAGTGTATATTTTACCAAGTAGTTATGTGAGACCTTTTACAAGATTTTAATTGACTTTTATTAATTAACATATAAAATACATTTATTAACCAAAATGACTATGTCAAAAAAACATAAACAAATAGGCTTAAAAAAAGCAGGCAACAACGATATTCAAAATAGCACGGCTCAAGGTATAAATCACTTTTTGCCTTTTCAAATAAACAATAGACTTTCAAATATTCTTTGCGGTGAAAATGTAGGATACCTAACTAATAAACCTCAATTAATAGCGGAAATATGGCAAAAGAATTGGATAGCGAGAGCGATTGTTGAAATTCCAGTGAAAGATGCCTTTAAAGAAGCACCAGAAATTAAAACCGATTTAGCGACGGAGGAAGAAGTAGAAAAAGTTATTTTGAATTTTAAACATACAATGTATTCAAAATTGCTTAACTTTTTTTATAGTGTAAGAGCCTTTGGAACGGCTTACTTAATTGTAATGCCTAAAGGCTTTAAAGACGGAAAAGTTGAAAAAAGAAATTTAAGCCTTCCTTTGAAGCAAAATGAAATATTGAATGCAAAAGAGGTTGAGCTAATAATAGCAAGTCCTTATGAGATATACGATAGGAATGCAATACAAAATAACATTGCTTTATTAAATTTAGAAAGCGAAGTAAATGAGGAATGCCCTTATATGTATTATTCACAAATATTACACAAAAGCCGTGTTATTAAAATGATTGCAAACGAACCTCCGTTGATTGTAAGGCAATTTTTACACACAGGTGGGGGCTTGAGTGTATTTGAAGATGTTTTAAGGGAAATGGAGCAATATTTTGTAATGAAAAAACAAGCCTTAACTTTTGTAAATGAAGCCAAGCTAGATATTATTTTAAAAAGAGGTTATACGGAAATGCAGGCGGAAAATCAAGGTGTTAATTTTGAAAGTGCTTTGCAAAGTAAATTGCAGAATAAGGACTTCAACACCACACTTGTATTTGATGCAAACGATACAGAGTATCAGCAAAAGCAATTAAATCTTGGCAATCTTGACAGAATAGGTCTTTTTTTTGAAAGAAATTTATTGCAAGCAACAGGCATTCCAATTAAAAGATTTGGAGTTTTAAGCTCAAATGGTTTCTCGGATAGTGATAAAACAACGGAGCAAAATTATAACAAGACTTTAACTTTTATTCAAAACTGGGGTAGAGAAGTTATTTTAATGCTCTATAAAATAGTATTTTTAAGGGAACTAGAATATATACCTGAAGATTTAGATGTTGAATTTCCAAGTCTTGATGTTTTAAATGAACTAGAAAAACAAACATTAAGTAATCAAGTGCTAGACAATATATTAAAAGTAAATGATAAAGTGGAAATGTCCGCAGAAGATTTGGTGGATTTGGTAAATACTTTTAAAGTGTTTAAAAACCCAATAGATATTAAAGTGCAAGACAAATCAAAAGAATAGTATGAAAGACTTATTTAAAAAGTTCACAAATTTTGTAAAAAACCAAGATAGCTTAAATCCAAAGCCTTTTAATATTATAACACCCCCTAAAAAACCAAAGCTAATAGAGTTAAAGCCAATCAATTATAGCAAAGAGATTGAAAATGAGCTAAAGAATAAGCTAAACAACTTTTTTGAAAACTTGATTTACAAGCCTTTAAATGATGTGTTAAATGAGTATAATGCCTTTTTAAATCAAATATCAAACTCGGAGGCTTCCCTTATCCGTGCTATTCAAGAAGGCAAGATAACTTTTGAAAACACAGGCTTTAAGAGTAATTTTAAAGGCAATAAATTTCCTGCTAGAATTTCAAGCACATTATCTAAACTAGGGGCGGTATATAATAACAAATTGAAGATATTTCAAATTTCCATTTTCAACCTTCCTCAAGATATTCAAGAAGCTATTCAAAAGTCAGTGATAGATAATGTTTTTTTAACAAACTCTTTAAATCAAGCTTTAAACAAAGCAAGCGACCCTATTAATTTTGAAACAAAGTTTAATCAAGCACAATTTGAGAAACACTATCAAGATTTAATGAATGATGTTTTATCACAATTAAAACAAAATTCTGCTCCAAAAGATTTAAAAGACATTACTATTCCTTTTGAGTTAAATGAGGAGCAGGAAAAAGAAATTGCTAAAAACTACACTAACAATCTTAAATTGAATGTAAAAGATTTCACGGATAAGCAAATAATAGAATTAAGGCAATTAGTGGAAGAAAACACAAGGGCAGGTTATAGACCTGAGGTTTTAGCTAGAAAAATACAAGAACGATTTGAGGTTGCAAAAAGTAAGGCAGATTTTTTAGCAAGTCAAGAAACAAGACTTTTAACCTCACAATACACAATGCTTAAATACACGGAGGGGGGAATTGTATATAGATTTAAATGGGGGCAGAGCTTTTCAAAAATACCTGATGAATATCACAAGACTTTGTATGATAACATATATAGTTTTGATGATTTACCTATTATAGACGAAAAAACACAAGAGAAGGGACTGCCAGGTCAAAGATATAATTGTAAGTGCAGAATTATTCCAGTGATAGAAGAGTTATTATAATTATAATCATTTTTGAAAAAAAACTTGACAAATAAAAAAATTATATCAACCTTATATTATAAATATATAACTTTGATATAATGGCAAATAGCTTTATAGAAAAAAACGAGAATTTACCTGTTGCAAGAAAATATATTTTTAAGGTATTGGAAGCTGGGGAGAAGTATTACAACCCAGCAGAAAGCAACAGAGGAACTATCGTTTTAACGGAGGAAATGATGATGGACTTGACAAATGATTTAATTGGAAAGTCTATTATTATAGGTCATGTAAAAATCAAAGATAGCAATATAGACGATAATGCAAATATAGTTGTAGGCAGAATAATAAGAGCCTTTCAAAATACCGAAGGATTTACAACCGCAGATGGAACTTTTTACGAACCTGACAATGCTTCATATGTAGAAGGCTATATTGACAAACAAACAGGTGTTGACTATATAGAAAAAGGATACCGCCCTTCTATTTTTTACACAATCACGGAAGAACAAGTTTCTAAAAATAAAACATTAGTAAAGGCAGGCGAATCAAATCATTTAGGATTAGTGGAGAACCCTAAATATGATACTGCTATTTACACACACGATTTAATAACCAATCAAAGAATGAATATGAGTAATAATGCAACTACAATAGCAAACGGCACTATGCCTATGCCTTCTCAAGTTGAAAATAACGAGATGGAGATGGAAAAAGAAGAAGATACCGACTTCAAAGATACTTACTACAAGGACGGAGAAGAGGAATTCTCACTTGAAGAAATGTGGAATTCTATCGGAGAAGAAATGGAAAAGCAAGCCTCTAAAAAATATTACGATAAAGATACTTTTGTTAAAAATGGAAAAACATATAACATTAAAAATATGTGTGATATGTATAAATCTAAAAAACAAGTTAAAAATGAGGTTAGCCTAGAAGAAAAGAGTGAAGATAGTGTTTTGAATTCTAGCAAAGGGGCGGAAAAACCTGAAGAAAAAAGCGAAGATATAAAAAAAGAAAATGAAGTTGCTAACTCAAGACAAGACCAAACTCTAGATTTATCGCAGGCTGGTAATAGTGAAGGCTTTTTTAATAAAGTGAAAAATGCCTTTAAAACACAACCTGAGGCACATAGAGTGGAGGGTGGACTTTATAAAAACAAATAATCAATAATAAAATTATGACAATCAATAGCACAATAAAAGCTGGCTTTTCAAAAGTAGCAGGTTCTTTAGTTCGTGGAAATGACCACAGACCTAATCAACAACTAGTTAGAATTGAGCCATCATTAACCGACCCAATCAATTATGAATATGGGATACCTTTAAAATTAACAACAGAAACGCAAAAATATGATGGCTTAAGACCAATTGGAGTTATGGCTTTAGCAAATACACCAAAAGAGGAAATTTTAGGTTTTGCAATTTTAGATAATAGACAGGCTTCTAAATTTTTAACTGCAGGAGCTTTGATAACTGTTATGAAAGGCAATACAGCATATGATGTAATAAATGTTTTGATTGAAGCGGGAGAAACTATTGAAGCAGGAGACGAGCTTGAATTTTTCCCAGCAAATAAAACTTACAAAAAAAAGACAACAGGAACCGGAGTGCTTAAAGCTCTAGAAGGCGGAGCAGGAGGCGATGTTTTGTCAGCTCAATCATTAATAGCATAAACTTATAAATATAATTAAAAATATATGATACTAGACACAACAAATTTACCAAAAGGTCAATTAATCGGCTTAAAACCATCAACAGTTGATAATTTGCAAAGAGCTATTGAAAATGGCGAAGGAAATGTAATTTCTCTAACAAGAACAAGGCTAGACAACGGAAACCCTGGTATAGTTTTAAACGGAAAAGCACACAATTCAAGCTTGGGGGAATTTGCAGTTAAAAATTCTAATGAAATCGCAAACTCTAGATATAGTGATGGAAGTGGTCTTCAAGGAAGCCTTGATATGCTTACAAGTCAGGTTGTTAAAAGTGTTGAAAGACTAATCCCTGTTGACTACGAGATAGGCAAAATAGTTGATACATTGGTTGGGGTTGAGCCATATAAGGAGAATTTTAAACATGAATTTATGGGAACTTCAACAGCCACTTCCAAAGATTTAGAAATTAGCGCTAATTACAATGGAGCATTACACACTTTTACGAGAGAAAACACTTTCGCAACAAGTGAAAGAAGATTTTTTGGCTTTTCTATAAACACAACTTACATTCAAAGACAGCAAGCATCTGTTTCTATTGCAAGATACGACCAATGGGAGCGTGTAGTTAAACAAGTAATGCTAGAAGTTGCCCGTATTAAACAGGAGTTAAAAGCTTTTGGAATTAGTAAAAAAGGAGGTAGACAAGGGGGCTTGTTTAACTTTCAAGGTTTAACTATAGACACTTCAACTATTACAAAACCAGTTAATGAAATGACAGCGGCAGAAATAAAGGCTTTTTCAAAAAATTTGATTAAATCTTGGCAAGAAAGCACTGACTTTATCGGCATAGGTTACGAACCAACTCATTTCTTAATGCCATTTTCCGATAGACAGCGTATAAATGCAGTAAGAGACGAGCAAAACACGGCAGGAATATTAAACTATTATGATATTTTAAGCAAAAGCTTAAGCGATGCATCAGGAAATGCTATTAATTTTGTTGCAAGTTCATTAGCACAAAAAGAACACAATGCTAAATATGGTTATGGCAAAGATTTCTATGCTTTAACAAATAAAGAAGGAGCAGGACTTTTCCAAGATGTGCCAGTTGATATGCAAGCAATTCTACAGCCAGCACAACACGGCTTGAGTTTTGAAATGCTATTTATCTTCCAAGTGGGAGAGGTATTTGCGGAAAGACCAGAATTAGCAAAAATATTTACCTCAAATTAATTTTAATACTATGTCTAAAAAAAATCAAAACTCCACCACAACACAAGAAGAAAATATTGCGGTAGAAGAGACAAGCAACTTTAGTGGCTATTTTAATAACTCTAATATGAGGTTTAAACATACTCACAAAGATGTTAGTATTACCATTGAGGCAAACAAACTTTTTATTCCTCAAAATAAACAGGAAGAAGATGCAATCCTAGACTTTGCAGGCTCTAAAGCTTCTGTGTTTAATGGCAAATCCGTGATTGTTAAGGCAGGAAAAGAAAAAGTGTTTATTGAGGGGGCGGACTTTTACAAAGCTCAAATTACAACTTTAGAAGCAGAACTAAATGGGGCAAAGGAAGAGGTAAAACAACTAAAAAGACAACTAGAAGAAGCTTACGGACAAGTTGCCACATCAACCGCTAACCAATAAAACAAATATGGAAGAGTTTTTGAATAGCATTACGATAAATGATTTTAAAGAAGAGTTTAAAACTGCTTTCAAATACCTTCCTGTTTGGGAATTAGATATTTATTACTTTCCGCAAGATAAAGTCTATTATATAAACACAAAAAGATTTTATGAAGCTATTTTAGAAAATGAAAATACCCCCCCTACCGATATTACTAAATGGAAAGTGGTACAAGACAATATACTTCTTTATGTGAGCGATAACACTATAGAGCAGGCTCTTGATAAGGCAAAAAATAAACTTAAAACCAATGCTTGTTTTTCTAAACTTATCAACAATCAAAGAAAAGAGGTTTTACTACAATTAACCGCTCATTATGTTTATGAAAATGTTTCAGGCGATTTAACTGGAAATTCTGGAGGCTTAATTGCAACCTCAACAAGTGTAGGCAATGTCTCACAAAGCTTTACCGCCCCTAAATGGATTTTAGAAAGCAAAATTTATTCACTATACTCACATACTCCCTTTGGTGTTAGATATGCTACTTTAATGTCAACATTATGCGGATTAGAAATTGGTGTATTTAAGACAAACCAAAGATGTTAATCTATGTCAACAAAGGGAGTTTTTAAAATCAAAAAAAACGACTTTACAGGTTTAAACAAATTAGCGTTATATTCTCAACAGGCAAAAAATTATAAGGCTCAAGTAGGCATTTTAGGAAACACAACAAGAAGGGTGGAAGGAGAGCTAACCAATGCGGAAATTGCCTTGATACACGAGGAGGGTGTGGTCTCTAAAAATATTCCTAAAAGGTCAATCTTTAATAGTTTAAACATCAAAAGAGATGAGCTTGCAAGTGGAATTGAAAAAATCGCACAACAAACAATTGCTAAACAAGAACCTGTATTTAATGCTTTTTTTAAAATTGCTTTACTAGGGCTTAAGATTTGCAAGGGTGCTTTTGACACCGAAGGTTATGGCACTTGGCTTCCAAATAAACCTGCAACAATAAAAAGAAAATTAGCAAAGGTTAATCCTAAAAAAAGAGCAGAAGCTCAGGCGATTACTATGGTTGAAACAGGAGCATTAGAAAAATCTTTAACTTTTAGAGTAGTGAAAAAGAGAATAAACCCTCAAACAAAACAAATAGAGTGGACTAATAATTTTAAAAAAAATGATTGATATATGTCTTTACCGAATGTAAGTAATGCTTTAAAAAAATGGAAGCAAGATGTAGTTTTGATTGAGGTCAGCAAAACACAAAATGAAAATTTAACAAACACTATTACAACCAAGGAAACACCTTTTAAAGCAGTAGTGCAACCTTTAAATGAATATTATATAAATTTCCAACCAGCAGAAATGCGAGGGCTTGAGTGGATTATGGTGCATATTGAAGCTAACAGCCCTGTTATACTTAAATTAAATGATAGAATAAGGTGGGGCTTTAAAGAGTTTTCCGTTAAGAAACTAAAAAATTACACAAATTCTTTTTTGCAAGCAAACCAAAACCCTTATCGTAGTCAACAAACATATGGTTATATTGAATACCACGCTTGTGAAATTAATGTAAAAAATAACCTTAATTATACTATAAATGACTAATATTAACCCTATTACTATTGCCGGCTTTTTAGGTAATGCTTTAAAAAGTGCAATTCAAAGCAAATTTCCGCCCCCTTTGTCCGTTGATGTAATTTTAAAACCAAATAAGGTTATGCAAGAAAATACAACAGATTTGCAAATTTTAATTGAGTTTGAAAATAGTCGTGATATTGGTGTTTTTAACACAACAAACTTTGCAGACCTACCTAACGAAAGAGTGGAAAAGCTCAAAGAAGAAACCTATTCAATTAAATTAATTGCTTTCACAGACGATAATAACAACAATTTAGCCTTTTCCTGTGCGGATTGGCTAACTAGTATTTTTAAAACTCAAAAAGCAGAATTTTTATTTCAAAAAAATAATATAAGAGTTGCCTACTATAGTGATATATTTCCTGTTGCAACTGCCCTTGATTATGAAAATTTAGAAATACTCAAGTTCACAATTGGAGTTCATAGACGCTCAATATTCAATACCAGTGCGGATTATTACGATACCTTTGGAATTCCACAAGGTTATTTTCAGCAGTAAAAAAAAGTCTTGACAAATAATATTTTTATATTAAATAATTATTATAATTAACATTGATAGCAAGCATATGGCTAAAACAAGATTTGTATCCAATACAATTAGACAAACCCTTCCAAGTGTTAAGATGTATAATGTCAATAATATTGCACTTTTTACAACAGACCCTTTAATCAAGGGAGTTAATTCTTTTGAAGTCTGCAACTCATTAAGAAGTGTTGCAGAGTTTTTTGGAACTAATACCAATACTTACAAAATGGCGACCGCAATGTTTAGCCAAGTAAGAAAATTCATTGACGGAGACGGAAGCTTGTATATTATTCCTTTTAACGGAGTTAGTGCAACTTCTAGCACTATAACAACTAAGAATTTAACTGACAATATACCAGCTATAAAATCGGTTAGTGATGGTAAAGTTAAATTTATTATTGATGGCACGGATTACGATATAAACAACCTTAACTTTAACAACATAACCAACCTTAAAGATGTTGCTAGCATTATACAATCCAAAATTAGTGAAAGTGTTTTAAAGATTGAAGTAATTGAAAGTAATACAAAATTAAAATTCTCAAGTTTGAAAGTAGGTTTAAATTCAGCACTAGAAATTGAAGCCAGCTCTTTAACAGGAACGGATTTATTAGACACGACTTATTTAGATAGTGCAACTTTTGTTGAGACCGCTGGAGCAAATGCAAGCGGTGAAACCTTAAAATCTGCTTGTGAAAGAATTTTAGCTTTACCAATGGGGCAAAAACCTAAATTTGAAAGTTTAATTACAACTTTAAGATTTGAATTAGATTATACGGAAAATAGTTATTTTAAAAATTTAACCTCTTATTTAGCAGGGATTGAAAAAATTTTCACTTATACTTACTCCAGTGTAAATGATAATGCAAATGCTCTATTGTTAAAAAATGCAAGTTTAACAAACATAAGGCTTTTAATTCACAAGCCAAGTGAAGTTTTAGAATTTACAGGAGCAACTGTAAGTTATTTATTCTCAAATAAATTAAGCATTGCAAACAATTCATTGACATTAAACAAAAAACCATTAACAGGCATTACTCCTACCTTATATTGGACTGAGGGAGAAGAGGAAAGTTTTAAAAATTATGGAGTTGATTATTATATAGACGATGATGGAACGCCTGCTTATTATTCAACAACATCTCACGGAGGGGCTTTTGATGGCATTTACAACCTTAAGTTTGTAGATTTGACGATGACGGAAACTTTAAGTAATGCTTTGAATACAACAACTAAAATTCCGCAAACGCAAGCTGGCATAACCTTTATTTGCTCTAAAATGAGAGGCACTTTGATAAGCTTTAGAGATAACGGAGTTATAGCATTGAATGGTAATATAGAGTGGGCAAGCACCGATATGCCACAAAATATAAGTGTGAAAACTTTTCAAGATATTATGAAAACACAAGGGTTTTACATTGAAGTTCCTGATATTTCAAAACAATCGCAAGTTGATAGAGAGCAAAGACTTGCACCCAACATTCCATATTACGTTCAATTCGCTGGAGCGGTGCATAGATTATTTGCAACAGGGATTATTCAACAATAAAATAAAAGTATGACACATATTATAATTCAAGCAAGTACCGTCATAATAGGCGGAGAACAGGTGCGTAGTTTAGGTTTATCAGAAATAGTGGTAGAGCCTGACAATCCTTACGAATTATCTGACTTAATACCTACTAATACAGGTTCAGTGGGAAAAATTTCCAATGTTATGAAGCGGTATAAAATGGATTTACCAATTCAAGTAGGAACTGCCGATGATAGAAGGTTTATGGGATACGTTAACAATCCTTCATCCGTTATCTCACTTACAGGTAGTATTGCAAGAACATTTTTTGGAGGAGAAGCGACACAGGAAGTTATTGACATATATAACTTTATTGTCAAACCAGCAGGCTCAGATGCCACACAAAGTGTTGTTAATATAGAGGGGCAAGTATATCGCACTTACGAAGTATTGTTTGTGGGAGAAATTAATCTTAACTAATTAAAACAAAATGACCGAAACAACAAATACAGCAACTTTAAATACAGAGCTAACCCTTGAGTTGAATGAAGTTTATAATTTGAAAATCAAAAAACCTACATTTAAATCTTTTAAAGAGCTTAATTTCTTGATAAAAAAATTATTAGTTAAATACAAAATACTAAAAGAGGCTTTAACAACGGAAGAAATGCTATCTTTATTTTGTGATGAAGAGTTAACGGATTTGTTAGAGAGAATTTTTGCAGAAACAAGCACTTTAATAAAAATTCAAGACAAAACCGAGGAAGAATGCAATTTTGAAAAATTATACAAAGAAGAATTACTATCCGACCTCACTGAATTTTATGCTGTAATTTTTACATTTTATACACAAGATTTTACGAAGCCCTCTATTACGAAAAAGACCAAGTCAGAAACATCAGAGGGCAAATAGCAATTTTTAAACTTCGTAATAAGATTTCTGACATTGACTTTAAATTTAAAATGGAGGATTTAGATATTATAACTTTAAAACTTGCACTTGATTTTAAAAGAAGTATTGAAGAAATTGATAATATGCCCTCAAATCACATTTTTGCATTATATTATTATATGCATTATAATTCTTTAGTTGACACAAAAATAAAAATAGATAGTATTAAAAAAGATAATATTAAAAATAATCAAAAATAAGTATGAAAATCGGTGAATTTTTTGCAGAACTTGGCTTTAATGTTAAGGACGGAGAACTAAAAAAGTTTAACACGGGAATTGGTAGTTTTTTAAAAAAAACCATTCTCTTGCAGGGGGCCGTGTTAGCTTCAGGTGTTGCTATGTCAAGAATGACTAATAATGTCGCACAAGGTGTCGCACAACTTGAAAAATTCGCACAAAATACAGGACTTGCAATAGACCAGCTAGAAAAGTGGCAGGAGGCAGGACAAAAAATAGATATAACACTAAATAAAGAAAATATAACAAGCTCTATTGCTAGCTTGCAAAGAAATCTTGACGAGATTAAGTTTGGAAGGGGTGATATAGGGGCTTTTCAAATTCTAGGAATTGAAATTGGAAACAAAGATGCCTTTCAAGTATTGGAAGATATTAGAGACAGGATACAGGGACTTAATAGAACCGAGGTTAGAAATCTAGTTGAGAAAATGGGTTTAGATGCCTCATTCGTGCAACTTTTAAAAACGTCTAGAGGCGAATTTGAAAGACTAGCAGAGCAAACAAGGTTGTCAAGCTCGCAAAGGGGCGGATTGTTGCAGTTTGGTAGACAAGTTAAAACTTTAGAATTAAATTTAACGGCTTTAAAAAATCAAATAGCTTCCGCTTTAGCACCTAGTTTGTCAAAGTTTTATAGTGCTTTAAACAAATTCATAAAAGATAATTCAAAAAACATAATACAGGGGTTTAAAGTAATTGCAGATGTTATATCCTTTGTAAGTAAAGCAATATATAATGCGGTAAGGCAGGTAGTAAGTATTTTTAAAACAACTCTAAACATATTTCAAGATTTACTAGGAATGAAAGCAGGACTTATAGTGTTTGGGGCGGTTTTAGCAAGAATGTTCTTGCCTTTAAAGGCGATATTTACACCTGTTAAAATATTTTTTGCATCATTAATACTCTTACTGGATGATATAATGACTTGGAAAGAAGGGGGCGATAGTCTATTTGGAGATTTGTATGACTGGATTTTAAAGCTAGTAGACAAAATGAAGCCTTTATACGATTGGATTATTAAAATTAAAAAAGAGTGGTTTGGGGGCGATTTATCAGGAGGAGCAAGTTTAAACCAACCGCAAGAAACAACATTGACGGACACATTAGCTTTTGCAGGAAAAAATGCTTTAAAATGGGGAATTGGAGGGGCTGTGGCTGGTAGTGTTATACCCGGTATTGGCACAATTACTGGAGGTGTAGCTTCCGCCTTTGCAGGTTTTTTACAAGGTCTTTCAACCGCAATGTCTCAAGATGTTCTGTTTAAAGACATTCGGGAAGGCTTCACAAATCAAGCTTATTTAGACAAAGGCTTAACACCGCCTCAAGCTAACAACAAAACCGACATAGTAAATAATATGTCCTTTAATATAAAAAGCACCGAACCAAAAGAAGTTGCAAATGAAGTGTATAGTGTTTTAACAGGTGAATTAAAATCTACAATTGTTTATTAATGTATGCAAAGTTTAGGTAGTGCAAAACAAAGTTTCACAAATGTAAAACAAAAAGTAAAAGATGCATTATACAAATCAGATGCCCCTGACGGAAGTTTGTTTGCAGAATACAAAAAAAATGAAAGTAAAAACTTTTTAATCATTAAAGCCCCTAAAGATGTGGTAGGAATTGAAGGCTTTGAATTTGATTTATTAGAAGAAGAACGATTAAAAATGAGTTCTAACATAACTTCTCACCCCGTGGAAGATAGAAGTTATTTGTCAGACCATATTTCAATTGAACCGCTTGAAATTACAATAAAAGGGGTTGTAGGGGAAATATTTGTTAGAAGAGATAAAATCAATCAAGCTATAGATATTGCAAGAGAAAAATTAGGAATTTTAAGTCAATATAAAGTTCCTTTTACACAATCCGCAAATCAAAAAATTACAAATTTGCAAAGAAAAACAAACCAGCAAGTAGATTACATTAAAAAAGTGTATAATGACGGAGCAAGACTAACGGATATGTTTTTTAAAAAAAATGAAAGTGAAGATTTAAATCGCACGCAAAATGCTTTACAATTTTTTCAATTTTTAAGAAGCCAAAGAATACCTTGTAATATTGTTTTAAATTTTGCAGGGCTTTTAAAAGATATGTGTATTATGGAAATTGATGCAGTGCAAGTTAATTATGAAAATGTTGTTTCTTTCACTCTAACATTTAAGCAGATGCCATTTGCTAAAGTTGAAAGCACCACTTTGGCAGTTCAAAAAAGTGAAGTAAAAAACCAAGCAGATGCAAAGGTTGTGAAGAAAGGGAGCGGTAATAGTAAAGAACAAAAAGTAAGTGCTTTAAAAACACTTGCTACTCCATTACTAAAATCTTTATTTTAATAAAATTTATGGCACAAGAGATTATTTTTGGTGAAGATGTAAAACAAGAGTTAAATTTTACATTAGACAACGGAGAATTGATAAAGTTAAAAATATTTTACATAGTTATTTTACAAGGTTTTTACTTGATAAGCTATACTTACAAAAATGTTGAAAAAAATGTCAATTTGAGAATTTGTATAAATCCTTTTGGTATTTTAAGCCAATTTGAGAATATATTACCTTTTGATTTAATTTGTATATCACAGGACAATATAGAGCCTGTTTATTTGAATGATTTTTCCATTGGAAGATGCAAGCTTCTTATTGTTAGTCAAGAAGAAAAAAAAGAATTATTGAGTTAATATGAACGGAAGGAACTTGAATTGGAAGTTATTTTATGAAAAAAAAGATAAAGATGGCAACTCTATTACCACTCTTGCCATTCCATCTCAAGATAGTGAAATTAACTTTAGTTGCGAATTTACAATAGAAAGAAGCTATGATGCAAAGGTTAATAAATCAAATATTAAAATTTATAACCTAAGCCCTAATACTAGAAAAATTTTAAGAAAAGATAAATTTGAAACAAACGAATTTAATAAAATTTCCTTTTATGCAGGAAAAGAGGGAGATTTAAGTTTAATTTTTCAAGGCAATGTTTTACAAGCAGAAAGCATTGATGTGAGCGAGGTTGATATTGTCACGGAAATAACAGCACTTGACGGCTCGTTTTTAACTTATAATTCATTTTCAAACCATACGATTAATAGCAATGTATCTTATAAAAATGTATTTGATAAATTTTTTAACGATTTAACAAAAAAAGCAACAGAAATTAAAGAGGCTTTCTCTCTTGAACCACTCACTAAAGAAACAACTAACTTTTTAAATACAACTACAACAAAGCAACCACTTACTTTATTTGGCAACACTTGGGAGGAGATGAAAAAGTTCTTTGGAGATGGCTTATTTATTGACAATGGCAAGCTAAATTTCCTACCGATTAATTTTACACCGCAAACGGAGGTGATAGTCTTGAAAGCAGAAACAGGCTTGAAGTCAGTTCCTAAAGTATCTAATGCGGTGCTAGAGGTGGAGTTAATGTTTTCACCAAAAATAAAAGTGAGCGATATGGTGGAAATCCAAACTTCTAAAGAAAATTTTTTCAATGGAAAGCAATTTAAAGTCTTTGGGGTTAAACATTCGGGCAATATAAGTCAAACCACATCAACACAAGTGAAAACAACTTTATCCTTAGGAAGGTTTAATGAAAATATCTATTATTCAATATTATGATAACAAAAAGTAAAGAGGAGATAGAGGACTTGCTAGATGTCTTAAAAGATAAAATTTTAAGTGTTATTTTTAAAGTTAGAATAGGCGAAGTGGTATCTTTTAATTCTGCTAACCAAAAAGCCTCAATTAAATTGGTTGTAAAGCCTTTTAGTGAGCTACAAAATAAAAAAATTATAGAATTAGAGCCTATTATTTTAAATGAAGTGCCTTTAGCTTCTTTTTTTGGAAGCTATGGAAGTATAACAATTCCTATTGAAGTTGGAAATTATGTTTGCGTATTATTTACCGATAGAAATAGCATTGACTGGTTTCTAACTGGGGAAATAAGAAAGGCTTTTGATACAAAAATGCACGATATGAATTCTTGTTTTTTTCTTCCAATTGCCCCATTACCAAAAAATAAATTGCTAAATGATTACGATAACAACTCAATAAAAGTTAAAAAAACAGATAGTGGAGAAATTAGACTTGGAAGTGGGAAGGTGGAAATTAAAAATAATTCTGGCGGAAAAGTTGAACTTGATGACAAAGTTCTTATTGCGAATAATAGCAAAAATTTAAAGACCATAATTACAACCTTTGCAGATAGTTTAAAACAAGCTAAAGTTCTTAACCCTTTAACAGGTAGCTTTGATTTACCTCTTGACCCTGCCACGATAAGTGCAATAGATACTTTTAAAGCCGATATTTCAAGTTTGTTAAAATAACTTGACTTTTTACTTATTTGTTTTACTTATCTAATTAAATAACTAGAGTGATTATGGCATTTATAAGGTCGCTAGACGAAAACGGAGATTGGCTCTTTGGAAGAAGTAAAGCCGATTATTTAAACAATAGAAATGCGGTAAGGCAAAATTTAGAAACGAGACTTATGGAGTATAAAAATGATTGGTTTAACGATGAAGACAAAGGGATTGATTATGATTTTTACTTGACTAACAAACAAACTCAAAAAGAATTAGAGAATGCAATAAGAAACACGATACTAACAACCGAAGATGTTGCTGACATTATTTCTTTTGACACAGAGTTAAACAATAGAGAGTTGTCTATTAGAGTTAGAATACAAACCATCTATAGCGACACTTTAACACTTAATCTTAATGTATGAAGAATTTTTTTACTTTTGATAACACAGGCTTCAAAACCCCTGAAACGATAACGGAAATTGAAGAAGCTTTAAAAGAAGCTTTAAAAACCATTTATGGAATTGATGATACTGCTTTTGAAAGCAACACCCCTGACGGACAGGCTGTCAATATTTATTCATTAATTCCTTATGAGTTCGGAGATATATTAATAAGAAATATTTACAATTCTCAATTTTGGTCTACCGCCGTTGGAAGTCAACTAGATATGCAGGCTTTTTACAAAGGGATTAAAAGAAGAGGGGGAGAATTCACGATACAAAATATAGAAATCGTTGTAGATAGAACGATAACACTTCAAGGACTTGATAGTAATTACAATAATTTAGAAGCAACCGCTTACACAGTGCAAGACGATACAGGTCAACAATTTTTACTTATTAACACAACTACATTAAATGCAGGCACTCATATCTTGCAATTTAGAGCTAAAGAATACGGACAAATCATCACTTCACCTAACACTTTAACAACGCCTGTTGATGTGTTTTTAGGGGTTATCAGTATAAATAATCCCACCGCTCAAACTAGCATAGGAAAAGATGAGGAAACGGATGCAGAATTAAGAGCAAGAGGTTATATTTCAAATCAACTTACTGCCACAAATTCTTTGGAAGCGATGAGTGGCGGTATTAGAAATTTGCCAAATGTTATTGATTGTAAAATTTACGATAACGATACTTCAGGAACTAGCGGAAACAATATTCCCCCTTACTCTAGCTGGGTTATAGTTGACGGAGGCGATAATCTAGCTATTGCAAACGAAATTTATAAAAATAAAGGCTGGGGAGGGCAAAAGGGCAGTGTTGCGGTTAATATAACGAAAGCAGATGGCACTTTAAAGGAAATTCTATTTGATAGACCTATAAATCAAAATTTATACATAAAATTCAATGTAAAAAGAAGTAAGCCAGGCCAAAATTTTAATATAAATGCGATAAAAGATTATATTGTTAAAAATGTAAAATACAATATAAATCAGGTGGCGGAAAGTGCAACTTTAGTTTTAACTTCTTTTAATGCTATAAACGATACAGGTGGCGGTGGTTATCCGTTAGAGTTATTTATTTCAAAAAACAACATAGATTGGTTTGAATATCTAGAGACTGACACGTTGCAACACAAATTTACTTTAAGTCCTGCAAATATAAGTATTACAATATTGTTATGAAGGTTGAGGATTTACAGGCAATAAAAACAAGATACAAGGAGCTACTTATTAAGCAATATCGTGAAAAACCAAAGGCAGAAGCGCATATTGAAACTTTTGTTGATTTATTTTTGCAAGATGGGGCTATTTTTAATTTATTAAATACTTTTGATATTGAAAAAGCTATAGGTTGGCAATTGGATGCAATCGGCGAAAGAGTAGGAATTGATAGAAAGTATAAAGGACTTGCCTTGAAAAATAGAGTTTTTTTTGCTTATGGCGTTGGGGCGGTATTGCCTACATCTCAATATAAAGGTTATGGCATTGGAGCGGAATTGGGGGAAATGGTAAATGAAGAAAGTGTTTTAAGTAGAGAATTTTTGTTGGCAGATGACGATTTTAGAAAATTGATAAAATTTAGAGTTATTACAAACTCAAGCAATCACACCGAGTATTCTATAGAGAAAGCGATTTTAGAAACTTTTAATAATGAAATTAAAGTAAGAAGTGGGTTTATGGAAATTATTTATGATGTTAGTGAGAATGCTTCAAATATTGTTAATATTGCTTTAACAAAAGGTATTCTACCTAAACCTATCAACACAAAAATAACAATTAACATAATATAGAATTTATGGCTAAATTACAACCTAAAGCAGTAGTCAAAACTTTTGCAAGCGAGGAAATAAACCCTAATTTGGAGCCAACACCAATAGGTGAATGGGCTGGAGGTGGTGCAGTGACCCCAAGTCTTGACCCTGAAGTTTTACTTGAAAATGCAAGTCAAGGTATAACTAAAATGACCTTGCAAAGTGGCAGTTCTAATGTTATTTTACCTCCTGCAAGTGATATAGCGGGCTTATATTATTCATTCACCTACTTTTTGAAAGCCTTGCAACAATCAGGAATTGCAGAATATAGCACAGCGCAAGATTACCATTTAAACGATATTACAAAACTTCCTAATGGCTCTAAAATTTATCGTTCTTTAGTTAATGACAATATAGGCAATCCTTTGACCGATATTACTAAATGGGAGGAGTTAGATTTGCTAGCTTTAAAACAAGCAACAATAAGCCAAAGAGGAACTTTACAAATTGCAACAATAAGCGATATCAACACAGGAACGGACAACACAAAAGCCTTAACAATTGCAAATTTAAGGGCTTCAAATATTAATTTCACAGGCACACTTACCGCCCCTACTCAACCAATTACCGATAATTCAACAAAAATTGCAACAACGGAGTATTTGAAAAATTATGATTTATCTATTAAAAAGTTTGGCATAAATGTATCTGGCAAAATTTCTTTTA